CTAAGCACCATGATTTAAGATGCTCTTGGTAGAATGTCTTATCAGCATACTTTCTAAAACCATGCTTATTGCTTTTTGCTCTTCTTCATCTAACTGTTGGATTTTTTTTAACCTGAGCATAAGCTCTTGATTTTCATCTGTGGCCCATCTTCCGCATAGTTCATCAATTGAGATCTCCAGAGCATCTGCGATCTTCACAAGGTTTTCCATTGTAGGCAAACCTTCCCCAGATTCGTATTTTTTGTACGATGTTAGACTAATTCCAATTTCATCAGCCATTTGTGCCTGAGTCTTATTAATTGCCTTTCTTTGGTTGGCTAGCCTTTCTTTTATCTTCATAACAATCCCCTTTAGCTTGATTTATTTCTATTGTAAGGCTGTTTTTTTGTACATTAGTCTTGAAAGTGCGCATTGGTTGCTGTATTTTAGCTCTAAAGGTTATCTTGACAGGTTTTTGAAGGCTAATGAAAAAGCAGATTTTCACTCTTGACGAATTACAACTCGATACAAACGCTTCTCCGTTTGTTTTTGTCGATTATCTTGCTTGGTCGGTTCCTTATGCTTCATTCCGTCACGCGCATAAGTCCGATTTGTCCTCGCTTATCTGGGCGCCTCTTCCTAAGCCCGATTACCGTATGGCTCGCACCCCTGAGCAAAAAGAGAAGTTAATCGAGCTTTATAAGCAGAAGTGGAACGTTGCCATGATGGAACGCTTGGAGGTGTTTTGCCTTCATGTTCTTGGTCTTCGTATGTCGCCTTGGCGCGATAAGGGGCTTTATGGGTATGAAAACTCATGCCATTTGATGTCGAAGTACTCCAATAAACACGTGGGCTTTGTTGCGCTAGGGGGAAACCGTAATACCTGTTACTTCCAAATTGAGGGAGTAGGGTGTCGAACCGTGTTAGAGCACACCTCTTTATTCCGTCTTCATTGGTGGCTCGATTTATTAGGTTGCTCTCGTCTGTCTCGTATTGATTTGGCCGTTGATGACTTTCACGGTTTATTTGGCCGTGAGTACGCCAAAAAAGCCTATTCCGATGATGCCTTTCGCACCGCTAGAGCGGGACGTGCTCCTAACGGTGGTGAGCGATTAGTCTCTGAGCCTAATGGCAAAATCATCAATGAATCTTTCGAGGTAGGCTCTCGTGAATCTCGCATTTACTGGCGTATCTACAACAAGGCTGCTCAGCTTGGTTTAGATATGCACTGGTTTCGTAATGAGGTCGAGCTTAAAGACATGCCTATCGACGTTCTGCTCAATATCGAGGGGTATTTTGCAGGTTTGTGCGCGTACTCGGCCTCAATTATCAATTCCTTGCCTGTCAAGGTGGTCACAAAAAAGCGTCAAGTGGCGCTTGATATCCACTCACGCATTAAGTGGGCTCGTCGCCAGGTTGGTAAGACTTTGTTTGATATTTCAAAGCATTTTGGTGGTGATTTGGAAAGGGTGTTTGGGGCGTTGATTTCTAAGGAAATTCACGACGATTCACTCAACCTTCCAGATTCTTATATGAAGTTAATTGATGAAATTATGGGTGATTAATATGAAATCTCGTTTTGTTGTTTTTGGTGCCTCTCATTCTGAAGGGGTGAGTAGTAAGACTGGTGCACCTTATCTTATCCCAGTGCTTTTTGTTGGTAAGCCGATTCGCCAGTGGAAAAACGATAAAGGCCAATGTTTGACGTTTGGCTTGCAGCATCAGGAAGTGAAATTTGTATCCAGTGACGCGATGACCAGAAAACTCGAACAGACCGCCTTTCCGGTTCTTGTCACGTTTGACAATGAGCCAGACCCAGAAGACCCATCACGCAACCTCGTGATTGATTATCAAGTGGTGTGTTCCTTGTTTGACAACGTGCCGGGCGGCAAGCCATTGGATAAACCTCAACCCATTAAATCTTGATGGACTAACCCATTATGTCTGGAACGAGGCGCTCTATTTCGCGGTGGTCAAGGCCGTTCTCGTTCTGTTCTTTACATCCTTTGGGATTGGCGCGGTTGCTAGTCTCATTTTATCCACGGTAAAGGAGAAGCTACATGTTTAGCTCACTGAAAAACAAACTTAATACCTTTAAAAGCACGCTTTCACTCGGGGTTTTCTTGCTGTTTTCCGCATTTGCTAACCAAGCACTCGCGGCTGCTGATGCGGGTTTGGTCACGGAAGTCACCAAAACACTGGGCACCAGTAAAGATACGGTGATTGCGCTTGGGCCGCTCATCATGGGCGTGGTGGGGGCAATT